ATGAACGGACAGGCGAAAATAGAACTCATGCTTTCTCTTAGAAATAAGATTCGCATGGGATTGAATCAAGCAAAGCAGGACACTTTTAAGAGTGTCAATGCAATGCAGGCAAAGATGAATACTTTGAAATTCAACTTTGCAAAGAACTCAAAAGAGATAATGAACGAAGTCCCATTGATTGGAAATGCTTTCAAGTTGGCGTCAAACCCCATTTCATTAACAGTGGCAGGCGTTGCGGCTTTAGGCAAGGGAATAGACTACACAACCCAGAAGGCGGCAGACTTCAACACACAGTTTCGCAACCTTGCAAACCTTAACTTAGATAAGAGTAAAAGAGAAATAGACTCTTTGAGACACATGGTATTGGATACTGCATATGACAAAGGATTCGACACTGATAAGACTGTAATGGGCTATTTTGATGTTCAAAGTACTACAGGGAAATTCGGTGGCGAAGTAAAACGTATTGTAGAAAAGCAGGGAGAATTTGCCAATCTCATGCAAGCTGATTTCAATGAATATATCGCTGGAACCGCTAAAGGAATGGCTAATTTTGGTTTTGGAGCAGAGAAGTTAGATGAATTTAACCGTTCCGCATACGCTACAGTAAAAGTAGGTGTAACCACCTTTGACCAATTAGCAAAAGTACAATCCGTATATGCAGGTGCGGCCGCTGCAAACAATCAGACATTTGATACGGCCAACAAACTGTTAGCCCTCTTCACCGTCAAAACCAAATCAGTCGATGAGGCCGCTACGCTAACAAAATCAATGTTTAATGACCTCACTAAAGACGCCACTATAAAAGCATTCAAAAAAATCGGGATTAGTATCTACGACACGAATGGTAATATCAAACAGGCCGATAGCCTTATGATGGAGTTAAACAAAAAGTTCTTGGCTTTAGATGGAGATAAAAAAGTAATAGCACTTAAAAATCAATTCACAGGCTCCGACGGGCTTATATCATTAGTACAGGCTGCAACCGATAAGAGCGGACAATTGCAAAACACATTCAATAGCTTTGATTCCACAAAATTAGGGCTTAATAAGGCTTTAGAACTAGCTAGAAATGATGTAAATTACATTAATGAAACTCTTCAGAACAAAATAAAAGCACTGGAGATTGAAATCGGAACAAACCTGCTACCTCTCAAAGAGTGGTGGGCGCAGCTAAAGCTTGATATGATTAATGGTGTAATGTGGGTCATAAGAGGTGAGCAAGGCAATAGAAACAAACAATACAATGAAGGATGGACAAAACAAAGTGAAGAATATGGAGGCGTACTACAAAGTGCTGCTAACCTAACCAAAGAGCAATATACTAAAAAGCTGGCAGAACTAAATACTGCCATGAAAGCGGAAGAGTCTGCACATTGGAAAGTTGCCAAAGAAGTAAATAATATGTCTGCTCCCTTATATATTTGGGGTGGGGAAAACCGTCAATTATGGCGTGAAGAACAGTCTGGCTATGTATTGGATTATTCGAAAGGTAAAATTGATTACACAAAAAATCTTATACGTGATTTCCAGAACGAATGGCAGACAAAAACGAACTTTGGGCGCAATGTACTTTCTCCTCCTGACCCGACAAAGAAAGGGGATGCAAACAGCAATGGTAACGCCAATTCAACCACTCTTGGCAGTAGTGTCGATTCTGTGACGGGTTCTGCTCGCCAGATTCGTAATCTTACGGTAAACATAGAGGCTTTCAATAAGGGAGGAATCAATACACAAAACACCAACCTCCAGCACATGGAACCAACACAGATAGAAGAATGGTTTACCGACATGTGTATGCGTGTGGTACGTAGCATTGAATCAACTTATTAAACAACATTTAAACCGCGTTTAAACACTATGGAGCCTGATTATAAAGAACTGTCTCGCATATGCACAAACATAGAACACGCTATCAGCATCATCCCCCAAAAGGCTGCTGTAATAGCTGTCAATTTCTCCAAAGAACGTTTCATCAAAAAGAATTGGATAGATACAGCGGAAACCCCTTGGAAAAAGACCAAAAAACTCAAAGGTTCTACCCTTGTAAAGTCCGGACGTCTCAAGCGAAGTATCCGTAAGGTGCATATTGGAGCCGACTATGTTATTATTGGCACTGACGTACCATACGCACGCATACATAACGATGGTGGCACTCTTGAAGGTACAGAGCAAGTAAGATCACATCAACGCCGTGCTCATAAGCGAAAGGCCTACACCCGCTCTAATAAGCGGATTAAGGCAGGAATAGTCCGTGCCCACACTGTCAAGAGCTACAAACGCAAGTTTAAACGTACCTTCATTCAACGTAAATTCATAGGGCAATCCCAACAGCTCACCGATCAATTAACCAATATGATACAAACTGAAATACAAAAAGCCATACGTATATGATAAAAAAGAGGCAGCCAACTGGCTACCTCCAATTTACATAGTTAGTATTTAATAACTACCGTCAATGATGGTGTGTCCCTTGAGGCAAACGCGGACATTCTGGCCTACGCTTTCTGCTATTCTTTTAGACTTGAAATAATTGGCTTGATTAAAGCGTGCAGAATGAATTCCGGTTGTGGCACCATCATCTACAGCCTCTCTTATGGCCATATCAGTATCAATGAAACAGTATGAAGTTCCGGCAAGAACACGAGTGATCATTTTATGAATTATTTTCTTATACCCGTAATCAAAGGTTAGATTTCGTTGGTTCAGATGTTCTCTAAGCTCCTTCATTTGTGCTTCTGTAGGCTTCTTTAAATATGAAGATGACATCACGATTCTATTTGGTTGTTTAATTTCCAAACCGCTCGAATCTTTTGTATAATCATATACGGTAGCGTAGAAATTAACAATGCAATTTGAACCATCAAAAACGACATTGTCTACGAAGCCAAATCCGTCGAAAGGAAAATAGATAAGGTCTCCTTGACTCGGTGGATACTTCCCTGTATCTTTAAACGGTTCTAATTCTTCCATTTGTCCTGTATTTGAGGATTCCGGAATCCGTTCAATGGCATCCACTGCACATTCTGAAGTACATGCTCCGCAATCTGTGCATAATTTAGTATCAATAGAATAAAGATCATCTTCTTTGATAGCCCCTACCGGGCACTCTGCGATACAATTACCGCATGCAACGCAATTTTGATTAATTTGATACATACATTTTTGTTTAAAAATTAATATTAAGATAGTTTTGTGAGTTCAATAAGGTTTATTCCCGGTCTGTAGTCTTGGATTGGCGTCCCTTCCTGCCATGCCGCAAAGTCAACATTAGATGTTTTACTTATATCGAATTCAAATTCACAATTATATTGATTATTCCCTTTCCCTGTAAATCCGGCTGTACCTACTAGCACTTTTGCACGTTCATTCGTACCTTCAAATACTCCATAATAGGAGTTCACCCGATATCTTTCCTCAAGCAAGAAATTATCTGCAGGAGAATACAGAATTCTCGCTTTGTAATGACCTGCCGTCAAATAAATAGATATCCTTAATTTTTTACCTCCACCAGTCTCATTCTTTATCGAGGAAAGACATTTCATGAATGTAGATGCAGGGAATACACCATCGTCTTTCGCAGAACTATTAGATTCATAATTATTCCCTCCACTATTATTAAATATCGAATTTGTGGAATAAAGAAATGCATCAAAATTATAATACCATAACGATTTATTTCCCTGACTATCTTTTAATTGTTTAGAATCCCACCCATTGTATGTACTTGGCTTTATTTGATTTATCGTCTCTCCATTCACTATCATCGTTTCAACAGTATTGTTCGCTGTTCCATTAAAACCCAATATCATTTTAATCGGAGGTTCTGTCAAACTGATAGAATCATTAACAACCCCTGACTCTGACAGCGCATTTTTAATTTGCGCATACAACGTTTTACTGCCTATCGCAGAGAACTTATATGTAATATTATCCTTCCACGTCACCCAAGTTGCAGATGTTAAGCCCGCTGACGTCTCGGACAACCGATAATGCGTCGGTGTTCCTTGACTGATTTCAAAAGCAATAGGCACAGTATATCCGGCAAAAGAATCTTTTCCGTCTGCCAGTGTTATGCTTGTTAACACTACAGGTTGCACAATAAGTATCGAATCAGATTTAATCGAAGATTCCGTTGTTTCATTTCCGACCTGTGCATATACCGTCAAATTACCATCCGTAACACCCGAATTATATTGAACAGTTGCACCACCCCATGCAATCCACTCTGCACAATCTGACAAATCCGCTTGTTTACCTATTTTGTATTTAGTTATGGTATTCAGTGTCTCAAGTTTTACCGATACAGTGCCAGAATTTGTAGCATCATCACCATTGTTAATAATGATATTATTCAACCGTGCTGTAACAGTATCTATCAATTCAATTATAGCCGACTTGGATACTGTTTCAGTGGTAGCATTTTTCAGTTTTGCATACAATATTTTGTTTCCATACGTCGCAGATAATTGCACTGTCGGATTTTCTGCAAACTCCACCCATGTCGCACCTGTAAATGATGAACTTTCCGAAATCATATAATGAGTCGGGTACCCAAGATAGGAAAATGCTACATTCACATTCCTTTGTATCGTAGATGCGGCTCCATCATCAATCGTGATACTATTAAGTGTCAAGGTTGGTTCAAGCAAGGTTATTCCGTCTGATAATATTCCGGTTTCCCCATACACATTTTTCAGTTTTACATAGACAGTCTTCGCATTGAATCCGGAAGATAACTTAAATGTAGGTTTCTCCACATATTCAATCCATGAGGCTCCCGTAAACGACATATCTTCCGAAACCATATAATGCGATGGAGCCTGCCCGGAATAAGTTATGTTTAGTGTTACATTTTGGTCTTGAGTGAATTCCTGTCCATTATTGATCGTGAATGACTCTAACACAGGTGGAGAAATAAATTTATTGATTCTTGCCAGATATGGCTCTTTCAATCCCGGCTTCAACATCTGAACAAAATAATACGCATCATCATACGCATACTCCTTGTTATAATCAGCCTCAAATGCTGAAACATACTTATCCACCCTCTCCATCAACAGCGGATTAAAATCCAGATTAATAAGCAACTTACCATCATTTACAGCATACGAAGTCCCATACACATTATCTCCGGATGCAACCGATACGCCCTCCAAAGAGGAAATTCCGGATACCAATACAGACAAGTCCCTAAAGAAGAAATTAACCCCTTTTGGTACATACATTTTATAGTGAACCCCTGCATCAGTTATCGTTTTTACAGATAAAGTATTCACTCTCATATACCAATACTCAAAGAATTCATCCAGTGTCGGGAACCACAATGAATCATCCCCAACGTCCCCATGCGCCTCATGAATCTTAGTAATCAATTCGGTCTCCCAGTGTGCGCTTCTGTGCGCTGCCCCGATCAACCAGTAAATTTTGTTTTTGTCCGTTGTTGTTTTAAATCCGGACAGGATATTAAGCAAATCACCTTTATATTGCTCATCCGTACCGTATGCAAAAAGTCGTTCAATGGCAATATCCATTTTACTCAATGTAAAATCCGGTTTAAATGGATATGCTTTTAGGATTGTCTTGTCTCCGGATTGTGCAGTAATAACCTGTACAATATCATTCTTCCGGCAGAAAGTCAAATACTTGTGGTCACCGTTCGGCTCTACCATCAACTTCGGCACTCTCCCTACATATTCTTTGAATAATGCAGCGGTATCCGCCATGCATTTATCGAACGCTTCCTGTGTATTAGTCGTATTTATATCATATCCAATCAGGTCATGATACGCGCACATAAATCCAAAATCAAAATACAATTTGAATTCTTTTTCAGATGTCCAAGGCCAATGAATCCCTACGTCCTGCCCGATATATTGATCTTTCAGTTTATCTCCCCACGCTGCCACGGTTGTAGCATACCTGTGCTTAACGCCTGCTCCGTCCGTACACTGTGCAAAATACTCCGGATAATATCCATCAATCACGTTTTTGTCAAATTCGGTCTTTCCTTGCATCCCTAAATGATAACTTAGCACACGTCCGTCTGCTAGTTTAAATTCCTTCGCGATCAGCCGTTTATTTATAGCCGAAAAGATATACTGATATATAGCGTAACTATCATCCGTGATATAGCTAAACACCATCTTCTTGTTATACTTCAGAGGTGGGATTTCCAGCGAGACAGCCTCTTTATTCACCGATTCCGGAAGTGTAATATCAAACTCAACCACATCACCCCAAAACTTGCAATATTGAATATGCATCAGGCCGTTTACTTCTTCAGATACGGCATTCTTGCATTTCAGTACAACACACGTCTGCAATTGAGAGTTGATATAAAACCGTGTAATGTCATAATTGAAATTGAAAAATTCTTTATTCAGTCCTTTTCCAGTCGAAGCCACGAATGATTCTACGTTAACATATGTCCCAAATCCTAGCGGCTCATCCGCAATCACATACTCCTTGCTTTCTCCTTGCGTTTTTGGCAACGAAAATAATTGTAGGCTTCTTTCCCAAATATCGAGGCTTTCCCCTCCGACATTGTAGGTTCCCGCCTTATTTTCTGTTTGAGAGATAATTAAAGGCTTTGAAATTTTGTCCTTCACCGCTTCATCAACCTTGGTATCTATTTGGTTAATAGCAAGTGTCATTTCCTTATTAATCTCCTGATTCAATGAATTGAGTGATTCTTGAAGTATTTTGTTTATATCTTCTTGCTCTGTTTGTGTCGCCCATTGTTTCCAATTACTTTTGTCCACATAGATTCCACCATCAAAAATCCAAGTTTCCGCATGTGTCTTTTCCGTGCTACCAAGATCATAAGCAAGAAACACGCATTTTACACCGCCGTTCCTCATCGTTGCAGGAACTTTCACAATGGCCTTTTCAAACGTATATATATTTGTCCCGTTTACACCCTCCGTTGGATGGTTGGCCGACACATTATATTCCGTAAACAAGCTGTTTACCTTTTCGATTTTGGTATGAATAAGTGAAAGTTCTTCAGGCGTTAAAACCCCGGTCAAAGTTTCGGAGGCAATAGGAATATCCAATTTGTAATTTTTCTTATTGTCGTTCTCATCTACCACGTCAAAAGAAAGGTACGCAGATTCTTTATCAGCCCCGAACTTCATGGATTCGATGGCTATCTTCTTGTCTGAAACTAATAATTCTATTTGCTGAATCATTTCAACCAGCAATCCGCCTACGCGTTTGGATGAGTTGGCTCTCAAATTCACCTCATCCCTTATCTCTTCCGCTTTCTTTTTTAATATAGAACTCATAGATTTTTTTTTTAAATAGGACATGCCGTCAGATTTTCCCTGTAAGCCTCTGAAAGATCAATAGATACTCCGACTTCGATACTTTCCACATACGTTTTGAAAGCTGTGAGCCTTTCTTTATAAAGTTCAACAGGCATTTCCGCTAATTCCTGATTTGTCATTGTTGCATAATTACTGAAAGAATCTCCCAGTTTATACACACGTGGATATCCACTCACACTACTACCGGCTACCGTCTTATCAATTGAAAGTTCAGTAGCTCTTTGCATACCTGTATAAATTATCATACTACTACATATTTATAGATATAGGTTTCATCTTCATTTTTAGAAAGTTGTATACTTGTTGTTACACCGAAAGCGTATGGGAAAGGTTTTATAAACATTCCAGAATCCCCTTTTTTGATATTAAATGTGACTTCATATTCGTTCATTGCCCCTCCAGTTTGTGGATTCCAGTCATAACGGTATATTCTTACACTCATATCACTTATGGAAGGTTTCTGTAGTACCATAGAAACAGTATTATCACCATTAAAATAGAAAACAAGGTTATAGATAGGTCTATACTTATGTTCACACACATATCCTCCCCATTCCACAAACAAGGTCTGCACTTCACAAACATATCCACCCCATTCACAACTCAAAGCTACCTCTGCATTTGCATAACCGTATGACTTTCCAGCCAATTTATAACGATCTAATAAAGCGAACAACTGCCGTTCCTTATCCACATCAGAGAAAGCGGTTGTTATAATGAAATCATACGGTTTCCCGTTTCCTTCCTCTATTTCAATATTAATCCCCAGCTCGTCATATATCACCTTCTTCAGCATACACACCTGCGGACTGCCCGACATTTGTATTTTCATTTTCTTTTTCCACTCCAAGAATTCATCATGTCCCCTCCTTATGAATGCCGTATATACCATGCACAGTGTAAATAACATCACAGTCCGCAATCTTTTCGGTAGCCTTTCAATAATCCATTTTCCCCAGTTCATTATTCTATTGAATAAATGATGTCTCCATCCTGTTTCACATAGGCAAAAGCCCCGCTATTCGCATCAATTCGTCTCCGGTATTCCTTTTCTCCATCCCACGTAGTTTCGTCCAGCGTGACGTCTTTCACGCCTTCCGTCGTTTGAATCATATCCACCAGCTTCGAAGAATAAAACACCCCGCCATATTCCAGCGCGTTCAGATATGCCTCTATAGTCTCCTCTACAGGTTTCCCGCTTCCCTCAATACGTTCTCCTGCGCTGTTCAGCACAAGCGGGTCATAATACACATGCAGATGCACTCTCAACTCGTCCGGCGTCTCGCTCACAAACAAAAAATGCGTACCTGCCGCACCTATTTCCCACATATACGCTTCGAACGCAGTACGAATATCCCCCGTGATCGGCTGCTTAGCTGCATCACTGAAATATATTTTCAGTTTCGTCACTCCTTCATCAATCACCTGTCGAATAGCCACATTCCTCACAACTCTCTTTTCCTCATCTACTTGTGCATAGTCAAATCTGCACGTGCGTTCGTTATAAGCCAGTTTATCTCCTTTCTGAAACTCCAGTGCCTTTTGATAATACCAGCGTTCTCCGGTCACATACGAATCATTCAACACCGTTTCCACTTCCGTTCTGAAAGTATCCCAAATGCTTTCAAGTCCCCATGACGCCCACGCGAACACATCAATCAGTCGTGCCTCTATGCTCACTTTCGAAAACTGCTCATCAAACGTCTTTCCATCCTCCAAACCGTATGCTTGTTGCAATGTGCTGTTTTCTACAAACTTCGTTTTCAGATACTCCGTTATTTCCTGTACACTTCGAGCCATATCATTAAAAAGTTAAATCAAACATATCTTCCCACACCGATTCTTCCGGATTGAATGGAACACTCGTAACAGGATGAATCTTTTTCGTAGTGAAATACTGTGCTATGTTTTTCGCAATCACATTCCCCGTCGAATATTCCAGCACCTGTCCCGGCTTCAGTATATCTGTCACCTCCAGCCCGTTTTCATGTGCAAGGTTAAACACGCCTTCCGCGCTTCCATACACCTGAATCGAAATATCCACCAATGATTGTCCATCCAATACCACTACTTTCATTTCTCACCCTTCTTCACCTTATACCTGAACCAAATCCCGCAACCAACCAACACCAGCACCCACGCAATCCATCCGCTCGTATAAAAGAACCCATCTCCCAGGCGTTTCTTTTCCTTCACAGTCTCCTCATATACTTTTTTCTCAATGAATACCGTGTCTGACTTCTCCACCAGAAGTGTATCCCGCTTCTCCACTTCAATAAACACATACTTCACCCGTCCCGGAACACTGTCTTTATTTTCGATAGAATGATATAGCCTCCCGCCTCTGATAGCCGCGTCACTCAATGCATACGAAGTTTCAAGATGAGAAATACTGTCTGCCACATTACTGCTCTTTTCCATCAAGCCCTTTACCATCACCAGACTATCCCTGTACACTTCCGACCGTTTCTCATACCTAGCCGCTAACTCCCGCCACTCGCTTACCAGTCTGGAATAATCCACCTTCTCCGTGCTCACCTTTTTGGTAGAGCATGACAACAGCGAAAATGCCATTAATAAAATCAGCAACTTTCCCCTCATGGCTTCACAATTATAGTAGGCAACCAGCTTTTAAATTCACTTTTCACATCAAAGCACGGACATTCCTTTAGCCACTCACACTTCTCAACGATGCCATTCCCATTCCTGTCGGGCGAAGTATCCCGGTGTCCCAGTACATCGTAAATCTGATACCGTTTGCAAATATCCTGCACCAGTGCAATCATAGCTACTTTTTGTGCCTCCGTTCGTGTATCCTTTGCCTTTCCGTTTTTGTCCAGTCCCCCCTCATAGCAGATACCAATCGAACAACGGTTATAACTAAACTTTTCACCCGGAACCATACAATTATCATGTGCTCCGATCTCGTTCTCCGCCCGCATTGTAACCACCCGTCCGTCTTTCCGGATATAATAATGATACCCCCACTTCCCGAATCCGCGAGCCACATGCGCCTCATTCACTTGCTTCTCCGTGAACTCCTTGTCCTCACACGTAGCGGAACAATGAATCACAATGTAATTTGGTTTATTCATTCTTCTTTTCCTCCTTGTCTTTAAGTTTCTTTTCAATGTCATTTAAACCCCGTTTAAACGCTGTGCTACGCACATATTCAAATCCAAACAGCGAACCCGCAAATGTCGAAATCTCCCCATATGCCACCAATACCGAATTATGAATCTCCCCAACCGGAGCCACCCAGAACCCACAAAACAACAGTACCATCCCGCATAAGCAAAGGAATACCGCAACCCACAACTGCACACTCTTTTTCATCATCACCCGTTTTTTACTTCATTCCACATCAATCACCAGTTTCCCTGTGTCGCTCACCTGTACATCTGCCTTATATCCGTCCAGCTCCAGTTGTGTCAATATATCCGCCCTCATCTCTGCCGCCCGTCCCACGCTCTTCAGATACCTTTCACCGACTCCTAGCACCGGGCAATCCTTAAAATCCCCCTGACTGCTTTCTACAATCAACCTTATATGGCTGTAGTCACTTTCACCTACTACCAACCCCTGTGTTATCAATCCGGAAGAATCCCGCACCACCTTCACCTGCACCTCACCGTTATCCCCTAGCAAAATTCCCCGTCTCATACCTTAATGCTTTACTTTTTCATCTTCATAATCCCCTTTCTTCAACTTCGCCACTTTGCTGGTAATAGCTGCCGCAGTTCCTGATTGAGCACTGGCCGATCCCGTCGTATTCACCAGATGTGTATGATTATTCAGCGCATCCACAAGCGTATTCACCTTTTCCGTCAGTTTTGCAATATCAATCATCCCGCCCAGTTTTCCGCCATTCATCACCACTCCTCCAGCCGACACTTCAACAGAAATTCCTCCGGTTTTCATCATCACCTTTTCAATCTTCGATGTAGCCAGCACCATCCCTTCAGTCGCTTCCCATAGCACCACCATTACAAAACTTCCCTTTGCAGGAATCACCATAAATCTGTCCGTTATCTCCTCATCAATCACCGCAATCAGCCTCACCTCATTCAGTTCCGGAGCATCATCACGTTCCACAATACACGTCCCTTCCTTTTCATCCACCTCTTTCACCGTACCGATGCACATCCGGCAACCCTCTCCGCCATTCCCCATGCGTTTCATTAGTGAATCCACCATTTCCCCAAAAGCCTGTTCTGCTGTCATATCCTGTAACTTAGTCGATTAATTCTCTCATAAAAAGCATTTCCATACCGTACCGTAACACTTTCGATCAGGTATTGTCCTTCCCGTTCCGGCTCCCGCTTAGAGACTATTTTCAACGTATCCCCGGCATTTGTCAGAGGTATTCCGAATCCCGTCACACTTCCCTCAAACCCATCAAAGCAAACGCGCTTATATTCCGCCAAAGCCAGTTCTCTCAATTCTGTAGCCGTCTTATCAGCAAAACTCAACGTCTTCACCGAAGCAAACTGTTCTTTGTTCCCCACTGTTTCCGTCACCTTCTTTCCGTCCCGGTTGTAGCTCACCGCCTTCACCCGTATTTTCCTGTCCTCCTTACGTTTATATTTCAATGAGCTTTTCTTCACGTTCTTAGAGAAATCATACACATGCACCTGTTTGGTTTCTGCTATCTCGTATTTAAACTTACATACCAGTTTCTTTCCCCGGATGGCCGAATAGAATCCATATCGTTCCTTCAACGTCCTAAGCACCGTCAGCGTACTTTGACTATCAATTTGAAACTTCCCCAGCGATGCGTCATGACAGTCTATTTCATACCCCGGAGCAATATACTCCAGCACCTCCTTCAGCTTCACCGCCTTCCACGACTTCACAAATGAATTTGACCTCAAAAAGAACGTTTCATCATCCAGATGCAATTTCATTGGAAACCCGCTTTCTATTTCCCGTATATACCCCTCAAATTCAATCTTCAAATCCCCGTTATATCCCAATTCCAGCCGTGCCTTGTCGCCCGCTGCAATATGATATGTCAGTTCTTCCGTTCCATCTCCATACCGTTTCGGAATCACCACCGTCGCCTTATCCCCAAGCACTTCCACCGTCTTGCTGATTTCAGCCGATGAAATCCGGTCTAAAACCACCTTTTTGCCCGTTTGCGGCTCAATCGTCAGCCGTGAACACAGATTCAAATACAACATCTCACCTCCTAGATTAAAGAGAACAGCGCAGGTTTGATACTCTTAGCCGTCAACGAATACTTCACTGTATCCGGAAACCCTTCTACAGGCTCAAACCCTTGTTCTTTGAAATAAATCGACTTTATTCCCATATCCAGCAATAGCGGACAGGCCACCTCAATCACATCGTTAATTTCAAAGAACTTCGCCAATTCCTGCACCTTCCCCCCCGGATACCCATGCTCATCCATATCCACCAGCAACCCATTTAACTCAATATCCCAACTGTTTACCCCGAAATTTTCTACGATCTCCGCCTCATCTCCACCGTCCACCACCGTCACAGTGATATTCTTTGTTCTTCTGAACCGCATCAGTGGAGGAGGAGCGAACACCCCCTCCGTTTCCGAGGTCAGCCCACCGATAGAGAAATTCAGTTTTGTATCTTCATGTGTCAGTGTCATTTCCGCCCAGTGCCAGTCTGCCGGAGCATATAAGTTAACGTCATATTTAGGTTCCTTTCTGCCTAACTTTTCCGCTTCCCACCGTGCCTCATTATAAGCTATTCCAGCCTTGAAAATAGCCCCGTTTGCCATTCCTTCCAGCTCACCCACCAGTGTCCCTCCTACAAATCCGAAAGCACTCTGATAACGGGAAATCAAATCAACTGTATATCTCATAACTTCATTCTTCCACTTTTACTCCCAGCAGTCCCTTCCGGGCAAGCCATTCAATCTGTCTCACTTTCTCTGCCCATGTTTCATCCGATAAATTCTCCGGATACGGAATATGAAAATAAAAGCTTATCAGTGCATTATACTTTCTCACATAGTCCGTGTTTGCCGTATCCAATAGCGGAGGGCATCCCTCTATAATATCTCTGTTTCGGGCTTCTGAAAAGGGAGCAGATCGGTAATTGCAAAATATGCCTGATAGAACAGATTATCATCCGCCACCACTGCCTCAACGTCCGTCAGCACACAGCTTTTCACGTAAATTTCCTTCGCCTTTCCCGGATTCGTTGTTTCCCATTTCTCTGCTTCACTGATTACCTGTCTGTTCGGGCTGCGTACCAGAATTTCCAACACTACGGACTTCTCATCATCCGCTTTCAGCACCACTTTTGCAATTTTACAACCCGGATTTTCCGCCTTTTTGCTTGCTATCAACTCTTTTGTAATTTCCATCTTTTCAATCATTTAAAAACTGTTACTATACTCTGTTATAATTCACTTCCAGCACAAACAACTCATACTGTTTGCTCAATCCCATTTCCGTATTTACCGTCCTTCCTTGCGTCTGAAACTTCGCCAGAATCGTATCATTCACAATCTGGTTATATCCGTCTACAAAAGTCACATTGATCGGAAACGGCTTGATACTAAGCAAATCTCCGTTGCAGGCGTTCTCCAGCGACACCGCCTGATTCATCATCATCGTGATACTTCCCGCATCCTCAATCTTTCCCTGACTCCAGCTAGTAGCCCTGCGGCTTCCCAGCGTGTGGTTCTTTTGATGCTCCTGTGTCGTACTATAGTCTATTTCAACCACTTCCTCCCACATCTGTCCAAGTGCAAAGACGGTAGCATCCCCACCGTCATACGCCTTTCCATCTCTACGTATCTTCATGCTCAAATAGAAGTTTTAATATTCACCGTTCCGTCAATTCCGGCAATGCACCCCATCGGAACCCACCGATAAAACACTTTTAACACTCTGTCTCCCGTCAGCAGGTTACTGTCTCCGTCCACTTCCGTTTCTCCTCCTGACAGTTCCTGACTTGCCGCCATATTATTAAATACATCATTACCGATGTCCTCAAAATACTTCACCGTACCCGTTCCCATCTTTCCCGTATCTTTGTCAACGGGGACAGTGCTTTTCACCTTCGGCAAATAAGCGGTATACAGTTCCCTCATCACCTTGCAATTCGTCCGGCTAAGAGCGATTGTACTTTCACTCATATTTCCGTCCTTATCCTCCACAATGCGTGCGCACACATGGTCGTCATTCAGGCACACCACTCCGGAGTAATACTCACCAAAAATGTACCCTTTCGTATTCAGGCCATCCAGTTCGTTCTCCTTCTCTTTCACCTTTTCATGTGATGAAAGCCCGGCATTTACCCAGTTTCCCCGGTTCGCGTCCGTCAGTATCATCGTAGCCACCTCTCCAACGTTATACGATACCAGTTGAGCCGCCATGCATCCCAGCAACGCACCCACATCGGCAAACTTCTTTTCCGCCCCTGTCAGTGTTTCCGCAAAATCCCAGTCCTGCCCGATCATCAGTGATACTTGCGGGCAATCATTCGCCACCCCGTCCGTTTTCAGGTCGCGCAAATTCAGCATAGTAGCTGCTGTCACATTCCCCAGCCCTGCACATTCCAGTGCAATATGCACAGGTCTGTTTGTTTTTTGCGTCCAGTCGGCCAGATTTTGCGCCGCCTTGATAGCTGGCAGCGTCTCACTTGGCACTCCATCCACCACAGAAGCACTCGCAGGAATATATGCAAACCCCAGATTGAAAATAGTTCCATCCGCTCCGGCAATCATCCTTTCCACGCTCTTGTCAGTAATCAGTTCCACAAACCCGGCATTTGCTCCCTTTTTGACATTCAGCACATACAGCCGCACCCCTTTTCCACCTATGCGGAAATACTCCGCAATATGATGGTACAAAAGCGGATTAGCCGTCTCACTGATACCAAAGGCCGCTATATCCGTTGTTGCCGTTAATAAAGCGTATTCTCCTTCAGCCAGCGTCGTTTCTCCACTGCCTACAGCCCCGAAATACCCTACTAGTGCCGAAATTTTCTCATAGCTTCCCAGTACGCTTTTCCCGACCTTTCCTTTTTTGATATTTACCCTGTCACTCATTCCCGTTCACATTTTCCGGTTTGTTCACTTCGTCCACTGTCTCTTTTTTTCCTGCAGGCTCTTTTCCCCTATCCGTTTTCTCGGCTTTGGGCGTTTGGGTTGTTTCCACCTCTTCCGTCTCTGTTCCGTCTTCGTACGTTTCTACTTTCTTTTTATCTCCCCCCTCACTTGCAAGAGCATAAGTGTACTCCGTAAAGTATTCCCCTTTGGTGTTGATAAACAACTTGCTACAACCCAGCTCTTTGCAGATTCTGGCCGCCTCTTCGTTTCCTTTTTTTGCTTTCGCTTTACTCGCCATATCTTCTTTTCCTCCAATTAAAACGTTACGCAGTCTTTTTCACCGACACAATCGCACCTACAGCCTTTTCCTTTTTCTGTGGAAGAGCCACGAATCTGGCTGTGAAACTAATCAGGTTTCTCTTGTTTACAGGGTCATTTTCAGCCTTGCTGTAATACATCTTGTTGCTTCCCTTGCACTTAAACATGCGTGGAACGTAAAAGAACACAGATGCCTCAAAATCATTCCCCGTAGCCACCGCTCCGAAACTCTTTTTCTTCTTTGTTGTACAGTCAAACAGCGGACAGTTCACAGCCTCATAAATCTCAAAGCCATACATCTTTGCGATCACCCCCGTAGAGTAATCATGATATTGCCCCTGAAATTTCTGGTCACATTCCAGCAAATCCGAAATATGGTCACTACACAGCACCAGTCTACGGCCATTTTTTGGAACCTTCAATTTATCCAGTTTCCGTCGCAGGCTGATAATATCCACTCTTTGCAGTTTCCGTCGTCCTGTTTCGTCAGCTTCCCCCGTTGTCACCAATACCGGAGTTTCAGTTGTGTCCTCTGTAGGCGCAAAAGCATGAATAGCCTTATCCAGCATCCCCTCGCTCAATTTGTTTCCGTGTCGTGTCTTCACCAGAGCCATCTTATCATACGCCAGCGCATACAGCTCATCATCAGTCACCTTCGTAGCCTTTGTCTCAAACTTGCTCAACTTAATCGAAATATCCCCATCCTCCAGTTCTTCAATCTCCAGCGGATATGTCGTATTATCAACCAGCACCGTCGGGTCACCCGATACATCACTAAGATGGATTACATCATTTTCCGAATACTGTGAAAAATCCGGGATACCATCCAGAAACGTACCTTCCATCGCATGCGTGTAATGCTCCACCACCTGACGTGTCCACACTTCCACATACACACCCGCGCGCAATCCGTTAGGCAGACGAACGAAACTCATTCCCACGCCAACTGCCACCATCCCGACAGCACCCATCCACAATGGAATCCCTACTATTGAAGCTATCACGCAACCAATCACCACACACACCACCAGCGCAAGCAACGCTGTAATCAATCTACTTTTCAAATTTTTCATCTTCACTCTTTCAACTAAAATTTCACTTAAAAAAAACTATTTAAAGCCAGTTTGAAACCTATTTAAACGCTCCTTCATAAAGCGCCTTAAACTTCTCCGGCTCCTCCATGCTCATCTTCTCCAGCCCGCGCGGGTCTTCCTTCTGCCACTGTTCCCATGTCCATTCCGTGCGTGCACCTGTCGCAGTTCCTCCGGCATTTCCTCCCCGTGTCGCGCTTACCAGTGACGGAGCAGGTTTCATCCCCTTCAACACCGTACTCAATGCCTCAAAACCGTTCTTCTTACCAATTGCCACATACACAGCTTTCTCTTCAGCTGTAATTTTACTGCCATTGAAAGCCGCTTCTACAGCATCCGCAATCTGTTTCTCTTCAGCCGCCTTTTCCCTGTTCTCCGCATCGTCCGCCCGCTGTTTCTCCGCATCCAGTTTTGCCTGAATGGCGTCCTCAATTTCCTGATCGCTGCTTTGTGCCGTAACACCCGTCAGCCCGAATTTCTTAATCAAACCCTCTTTGTCCATTTCACTCTGTTTTTTATGATTATTACTAAAAGCCTTATCTTCTTCCTTCGTTCCCATCTTCAGGCAGGCCGAGAAACGGTTATACAGCGCAGTAGGTGTTTGCATTTTCAATTCCTCCGCGGAAATAGGCGTCACGTCTGTGGCAATCGGTTCCACAATCCCGTCTATCAATTTCGCATCCATTGCCTCCTGCGCTGTAAACCAGTTGTCTCCCTCCAGCAATTCCTCTACCTCTTTCTCACTTTTACCAGTCTTAGCTGCATATATCTTTTTAAAATTCTTCTCCATACCACGCAAGCACTTCGCCACCTTCTCCATCGCCGGAGCCGTACCATAACAGCTGCCTTGCGGGGCGTGTATCATCAGATAAGAGTTTTCGCACATATACACCCGTTTGGCGGCCATCATCACAACCGTCCCCATCGAGCAGCACACCCCGTCTATGTAGACATTTACGGGAATATCACATGATTTGATGTGGTTATAAATCAACGTACCCTCTATCACGTTGCCTCCGTCCGTATGCAGGTGCACGTTTATCTCATCCGCACCTTTTCGGGCGTCCTCAAAACGTTCGATGAAGCTGGCGGCCGAATTATACCCGAACGAATAAATATCTCCGTATATTTTAACCTCACCTGTTTTCTTTCCTTTTGCCATTGCGTCTTTAAATTTTCAACAAACATAATCCGCTTTTCCGCACAAACCAATTATCTGTGCACCCCTTGAACACGTGGTTTTAACGCTTGAACACATTCTTTCTTTTCAGGTATTTACCCTACATCTTTGTCTAAAAATAAGGTATTATATGGCAGAAATAAGCAACGATAAAAAGCGTGAGATAGCCGAAGATATGTACATACGTCTCGGTCTTACAGGGCGTGAAATAGCCGAAAATCTTGGGGTAACAGAGCAGACCGTCAGCCGATGGAAGAAAGGGCGTGAAGGCGAAAAGTCATGGGATGATCGTAAAACCGAATCCCAATTGACACCGCTCAAAATCAAAGAACTGCTCCTCAAAGAAGCCGAAAAGCTCGCGAAAGGAGAGGAGTCAAACGTAAAGGCCGATCAACTTAGTAAAATCATGTCCGCCATCGACCAGCTGGACAAAAAAATAAACGTGCGCACCGTCATGGACGTATTTCGTGAATTTGATAACTGGATGGCAGAACAGGAGCCGGCAATGGCTATACAGTTCACCAAGTGGCACAAGTTGTTCCTGCAATACCGCATCAGCCTCGAATCCTAAACACAGATTTCTATGTCAACCAGATACGATAAAATATTAAACGACTACGACAAACATTGTCAGCGCATAGCGCAGTCCACCAGCATCCGCATCAATGAAAGTCCTGCGGATAAGGCGCGTCGTATGAAATCCCTTGAATCGGATTACATTAAGTGGTTTGAGTACTATTTCCCCAACTATGCAAAAAAGAAATGTGCATGGTTTCACCGGAAACTGGCAAAAGAGATCATAAAGAACCGTCATATCCGTGCTTTGGCCGAATGGTATCGTTCAGCCGCAAAGTCTGTGCATATAGACATGGGCATCCCCCTGTTCCTGTATCTCGCCATGAACGACATGAAATACATGTTGTTGATTGGCGAAACAGAACCGAAGGCAAAAAAGCTCCTTTCATCCCTGCAAGCACAATTGCAGTACAACCAGCGTATTATCAACGACTACGGCCACCGTTTCAAATTTGGCGACTGGGCGGATGGTGATTTCACCACCACCGGCGGAGTAAAATTCACCTCGCTGGGCTTCGGTCAGTCTCCCCGTGGTGCGCGCGAAGGCGAAAACCGACCCGATTATATCGTAGTTGACGACGTAGACAACAAACGCCACGTCAACAACGACAAACTCATGCGCGAAGCCATCGAATTCATCACCGAAGACGTTTGGGGCTGCTTTGATTCCGACGAAGACTGCACCGACCGTTTCATATATGCCAACAACAATTTCCATAAAAACAGTATAACCAACCGCCTCCGTCTGCTCTTCCTGCAAGGCATACAGCAGGCCGCACAAGACGGTGACACGTCCAACTTCTACATACTCAAAGTCTGTGCAGTCAAAAACCTGAATACCTTTGAACCCGAATGGCCGGAAAAGAACAATGCCGAATACTGGCGCAAAAAATTCAACTCCACGCCTTACCGTTCTTTCATGCGCGAATACATGCACGTGCATATACAAGACGGTGCAGTATTCAAACACGAAGACATCATTTGGGGTCAAATGCTCCCTCTTAGTCAGTACGACGCCCTGTGCTTCTATGGTGACCTTTCCTACAAGGCAGCAGGCGACTACAAAGCCATGCTATTGGTTGGTAAAACAGGCCGTCAATATCACATCATTTATGTTTATCTCCGTCGTGGCTCCCGCGCCAAATGCGCCAAATGGTTGTACGATCTCTATGAAGATAAGAAACTCGACCGTTACAACATATCCTACTTCATCGAAGGCCTCTTTGCGATGGATGAATTCGTAAATGACTTCGACACCGAAGGCGACGAACGTGGTTATCATATCCCTGTTGTTGCTGACAAACGTGGCAAAACAGACAAGTTCGACCGTATTGAATCAACGTCCGGTTTCTTCGAACGTCACAACGTTATATTCAATGTCCACCACCAGAACGACCCCGATTTTATCACCCTCGTCGATCAGTTCCTAGCCTTCGAACGTGGCTCCCAAGCCAACGACGACGGGCCGGACGCATGGCACGGAGCCGAATCGAAACTCAATAAAATAACCTTTGTCGAAAAGTTCCCCGCCCGCACCACGAGCAGGAAGGAACGTCGTTCAAAATCCAAAAACTGTTATTAACATGGCAAACTTTATACAAGAATCAGATTACGAAGTTCAGGCACGCGATGAAATGATGCGTCTGCTCGACAAAACGGAGAACCGTGCCGCCATTTTGCAGGCCGAACGGTTCGCCATCTCCCAGATACGCAAGTACATCGGTGGTCGGTATGACTGCGCCACGATCTTCTCCGCTACCGGAGACGACCGCGACGACTACATCATTATGATTACCATCGACATCACCATCTACCACCTGTGGGCGAAGAAAGCTCCCAAATCTATCCCGGAGCACCGCAAAGAACGATATAGTGATGCGCTCGACTGGCTTACCAACGTCGGAAGCGGAGAAATCCCCACCGACCTTCCCCAGCTTCCCACCGACGAGTATAAAGGCGACATTCGTCTTCACTCTCGATACAAGCCCAACGACAACAAGTATTAGAATCCCCGTATTCACGTTTAAACTGGTTTAATTTAAATTTAAAACATCAATATCATATGTGCGCTAATCAAAATAAGAAAGTCCCAAAAACAGCCGCAAAACGTTCCGATACCATTGTGGCAAAAATCATAAAAGAATTCAAAGACACCACCCGTGCCGAGATTCGTAAATGGCGTCAGGCGTTAGAACTTGCGGGTGATGTAAATACACCGCGTCTCTACCTCCTGCAAGACCTCTATGATAATCTCAAAGATGACGGGCATTTCATCTCACAGGTAGAACTCCGTAAAGCGGCAACGCTATGCGCTCCCTTCTCCATCATCGACCGTAAGACGGGCGAAGTCAATGAAGAAAAAACAAAGCTATTCAAAAAAGAATGGTTTTATAATTTCATGGAGGACGTGCTCGAAGCCCCATATTACGGCTACACCCTCCTCGAACTTTCCGACCCTGTAAAAATGGAATTCGCCCTCGTTCCCCGTCGTAACGTCGTGCCCGTCATGTCCATGGTATTACCCGAAGTCAACGCCACCACCGGAATCTCCTATGCCACCGGATTCGAAAACACCCTCATCCATGTCGGCAAACCCTCCGATCTCGGCATCATGTCCAACATCTGCGGTCAGCTCATCTGGAAACGTAACGCCCAGCAGTCATGGGCTGAATTTTCCGAGCGTTTCGGTTTTCCGCTCATCACGGCCACCACCAACAAAACTTCACAGGGCGACATTGATAAAATAGACGCAATGCTCACCGCACTGGGAGAAGCGGCACAGGCCGTACTCCCCGAAGGTACAACCATCGACATAAAACCTTTTTCCGGTTCTGATGCCTATCAGGTCTACGACAAACAAATAGAGCGCATCAACACCGAAATCGGCAAACCTCTTACAGGTGGCACAATGATTTCCGACAATGGCAGTAGCCGTTCCCAGTCCGAAGTACACGAGCGTAATCTGGACGATAAGATAGCAGCTGCCGATCACCGTATCGTCACCTTCACGGTCAATGACCAACTCCTCCGCATCCTGCAAATCTACGGATGGGACATCAACCCCGAAACCGACGAATTTATGTTCGACACAAGTGTCCGGCTTGACCTGAAGGAACACTTTGAAATCGTCCGCACCCTTTTGGAAAAAGGTTATCCCATTCCCACAAAATGGATTAGCAAGACATTCAATATTCCCATCGACGGTGAGCCTGTTCCGCCTAGTCCCACCCCCTCTCTTATCTCGAAAGCAAAGCCCGGAGGCTTTCTTGCAAATTTTCAGTAGGGGCATCCTCCGGGGAGGCATGCCCCGCCACCGTATCTTATCTATATCCTCCGGTAAAGTCCCGCATTGTCGCACAGTCGCATGAATTGCCCGACTTTGCCGAAGAGATAGCACGCCTGTGCGCCACCATCTATGAACAAAAGAAAGGCGCTCACCACGACCCGCAGCTTCTTTCCTCAACAGCTAAAACATTATTAAACGGAGTTTATACAGGCTACGGAAAAGACCTTGTATCCGCAGACTGGGATACACCGGATTACGAGACACTAACACGCCTCACGCAGAACGTATTCAGCTTTTCCGCTGCAAAGAATTACCAGCAACTCCGCACCATCACCGACGTCTTGCATGATGAAGATGGCGGTTTACGTACCTTTCAGGATTTCAAAGAGCAGGTAGCCACCATCAACAACAAATTCAACGTTACTTGGCTACAGACCGAATACGATACCTGTATTGCCACTGCCACACAGTCCGCCCGCTGGCAGGAGTTCAAGGCACAACAAAGCCTCTTCCCGTACCTCCGCTATCAAACAGCCGGAGACGACAGTGTGCGTAATGAACACCGCCTTCTGGATGGCATTACCAAAAGGATAGACGACCCGTTCTGGCGTACCTATTATCCGCCCAACGGCTGGAACTGTCGTTGTGAAGCCATTCAGGTTCCCGACGATGATGTGGAAGAAACGCCTGGCATTTCTTACAACACTCTGCCTATTGACCCCATGTTCCGTACAAATTGCGGAGAAACCGGGCTTATATTCCCCAAGGGACACCCATACTATACAGGTGTACCAAGCGCAGAAATACGAAAAGCCATCGCATATCTTCCCCCTGAAAATGCCTATATTGATACCTACATACAGGCCGGAGGCCGTGATGTTCCGGTACATCAACACGTCATGCACGGTGTGGATGAGCTGCGCGGTAATCTTGAAGTCCTGTCCGATCTGCTCCGGATAAAAGACAATATAACCGAAGCCTCATTGCTGCCTGAAATTCACGCCAAAGATTCTGCTCTTAAACCCAAGTTTTACCCGGATGGCTGGCAATTTCATAATACTGCCAAAAATGCGGATGCAGTTCTTCAATTTGGTAAAGATACTCAATGGGTCACCGATTTTAAGCGCCTCGAAGGAAACGGAAAACGTATCAGTGCCCATCTTGACAATGCAGCACAACAGGCAGACTATGCAGTAGTAAAGCTGTCAGCACAGACAGATACGGGCACTATTGGAAAGATAAAAGCAAAGGCAAACTACAAATTACAGGAAACCCAGTTGAAAGGAATTCTAATTTTAGACAGTGAGGGCAATTTGATTTACGAAAGCTATAAAATACAACCACCCGCCAAGAAATAAATTCCTTAACGGGTGGAGGTCGCGCTCGACTCGCAAGCCTAGCACTGCAAATATAGTGACAATATTTTAATAAACAACCATTTAACGCAATAAATTTATGAAAGAGCTATATACTACCATCCAAAATCTATTCTCAACAGAAGCGACCAAAGCCGTATTTAATGAAGTTCACTTGTACCCACCCGAATTCATCGACCTCTACAATGGCCAACCCGAATCCCCTGAAGAATTCGAATTCACCACCCCGGCCTTATTCCTTGATTATTCAATCAACTGGGAGCGTTCCGGCTCCATGCGTCGTGGAGAACTAACTCTCGAAGTTCATGTACTCACTGACCCAACCCCCGAAACCGACAATCTTCCTCCTGCAATCGAAGGTATGGAAAAGATAACCTATTACGAAACCATCAGCGACCTTCTCGAAGACCTCTCCACCTCCGAAACAAGCGGACTCATACTAAAGGGAGAACGCCCCATCACAACAGACTATTTTAATTATCATCTGCTCACTTTCTCCTGCACGATCTCCAGACGTCGCACAGATATTTCATTGATGGGAAAGATAGAAAATATCATTGCCGATCGAAAGAAATATATTGTAGATTAATAATTATATACCTCTATCTATTAAAATATTTTAGTATTCTTGGTGTGTATTCTTCTATAGAAACAAAATGTGAGATACGATTAATAATATACATAAAATGATTATTAAATCATTGTAAATGCAGAAAAATTAATTCAATTCTATATCTTTGTAAAAAATATACAGTAAGATGGAAAAATTATTAGCACAGGAAGATTTTCTGAAACAATTTAATATAAAAGATTCTGATTATCAGAGTACAAGATTAAAATGGGAAGAATTAGAAAAAATTTACGAAGATCATATAAATAATATCCCTTTTCTGGAATCACAACTAAATATTCTATTTTCTATTTTCATAAAAATACCCAATGTTCATTCTGTTAAATACAGAGTTAAAGACCCGGAACATCTAATCGAAAAGATCATTAGAAAAAAAATAACTAATCCAGATAGAAATATCACTTTCGATACATATATTAGCGAATTAGATGACATTATTGGCTTAAGAGTATTACATTTGTATAAAGATGAATGGAAAAATGTACATGACCATATAATTTCTGAAAAATATAAGCTCAAGGAATCTCCTATTGCATATTATAGGGAAGGAGATTCACAAGAGTATCTTAAAGAATATATTCAGAATGGATGTACACCTAAAAAACATAAATATGGATATAGGTCTATTCATTATATCATTCAGCAAAAAATACTCTCGTCTACAATTGCATGTGAAGTTCAGGTAAGAACCGTATTTGAAGAAGCATGGAGTGAAATTGATCATAGTATTCGATATCCCTACGATATGGATAATCCCATTTTTAAGCAATACTTGATGATTGTAAACAGACTAGCCGGAAGTGCAGACGAAATGGGGACGTTTGTGGTTCATTTGAAGGAACATCTTCAAGAAAAAGCAATTGAATATAAGGAAGAACTTGGCAGGAAAAATAGTGTAATTCATGATTTACAAAAGGAAATATCAGAATTAAAAATGAGTGAAAAGCAACAAGAATCCATTAATAATAAAATAAAAAAATTGCAAGATGATCATATGCCAAAAGTTCCTTTTCATCCAGCGATAAATTATATTGAACTACTGGAAAATATGCAACGTATTAATACTATGCCAAATTGGAATTTTAATATTCAACCAACTCAAATGTCGGATACAACAACTGCGATCAATGATGCTATTGCTGCTACTCAATTTAATCACTTGTATGAGTCACTATCTTTAAGCCCTAACATAAGCAAATTATTAAATTCAGTAAAAACTTTCAATGATACTATTTCAAAAGGAACACAAATGGGAATATCTTCTACTGATGATTCAGATGTGAATAACGATAAAGATAATGAAAGTGATAAATAAATTTTTATTTATCACTTTGTATTCTGTTATAAATACCATATTTCTTTTAAAACCCACATGATTAATTTTTCTTCTTATGTGTTGATATAGAAATGTTCTTTTCGAAAAACAAATCGACACCCTACATTCATGCAGGGAATAATGTACATATCAACATCTATTCCTGTTGGTGACGGAAGACTTTTTATCACTTGATAGAAATCCTGTTGGTTCATTTCTATTCTGAAAATGAATAAAAATGCCAATTAGCTGTGACAGCTGTTTATTTATTGAATTTATTGTGTAAATTTGCATCAATAAATTAAGAAAGAAATTATGAAAAGGTCTTTTATTACTAAAATCAGTATTATATTTCTATTAACAGCTCTATTTATCTCTATATTTATTACAGAGTGGAATGAAATATTATCAATATTAACATTCACTTGCACAGCATTAGGAACAATAGCATCTATAATATCCTTGTACATTCCAAACTACTATATTTTTAAATTCAGGAAATCAGATTGGATTATTGAAGAAGATGGACTAAGTAAGAAAATACAAATTAGCAGTAAAGAGCATGGACTTGGAAAATCTCCAAAGGCTGAACTCTTTTTTAAAACTAGTAATGGTAATTATCAATCTATTCTAACGACTCCCCAAGTAGATTCCAAGGGAAATATTACTATAACAATACAATGTCAAGAGCAAGAAGGTAAAGTTGTTATAAAATAAAATCAAGAAATGAGGATAAAATTTTCCTCATTTCTATTCTGGTTTTTTGAATGTTATTTATCTACTGTTGATTTTACTATTATTTCATCTCTCTGAGATGGTAGAATAATCATGTTTCCTTCGTAAGTAGTAATTTTCAGTATAGGGTTAAAGTCTGAATCTGTTGTAGCGATAATAGTCATATCGGCAAATTCATACTTATAATCTTCTTGTAAGGCTATCTTATCCATAATATTCCTTTCTAATCAGTATTGAGGGTTATTTTTTATGGCACTGTACGCAGAGTGCTCCTTCCGGGAAGTTGTAAAAACCTTCTCTATTTCCAAATACCTTGCCACACTTAGAGCACCTTTTTCTCGTATCTAATTCCGGGGCAAGGGCTTGTTCTAGTGTCAATGCCCCTTTATTGGGAACTCCATAAACGTAAATATCACCCTCTAAGTCATTAGATGCAATGTATTCTTGTGCTGCTTGAAGTGCATCTTTCCAAGAATTAAAGCACTCGGTTGGTTCTCCTGCTTCGTATGAATAAAACCGATCACCGTTAGAATCTATCTCCTTTTGCGTAATGGGTCTTTTTAATTTATCCCTACGAAAATCATCGCAGCTATCGTAGTATTCAACTGATACATAATAATGCATCGCTTCTACGCAATTACCCATGAACGTTGTAAGTTCAATCATTATCTTTTTGCTCATACTTTATTTGTTTTACTCTAATTGATTTAAAAATATTCACTACATCTAAACCCCTTTCGTGGGGTGAAATCTTTAAACTCGCAACTTCTAAAAATCCACTTCTTATCAGCCCATCCGGCTAAATCCTTTTGCCATTGAGGAATAATTTGACGAGGATTATTTAAGTCCCGGTAAGGCTGACAATGCGGCAAGAACCGACCACCTTTGTTCTTCCAATGATTAACACGCTCAAACGATTCTTTAAAGTCACTAAGCAGGATACAATAAAAGAAGTATTCGCCTTTGTAACCGTACTTATCAATCAAATCCGTAGCTCGTTCACATTCTGCGATTTGTCCTGGTGTATCACAACCAAACCGAATACGTTTTATCCACTTCACTTTTGCAAGCAACCGGGCAATATCATCCGTTACTAATCGAGCATCTAAACCCTGATTGAAGTCTACACGTACTCCCATGGAGATAATCTTTTCAATCTGTTGCAAACCGTAGTCGGATGCAAGTACGTTGTTATCCATGAGAATTACATTCTTTCGTCCGGCAGATACTTCCGTAATATCCATGTAAGGGGTGATGTTTCCTTCTTTAGCAGGCACAACGCACCATTTGCACTTATTCGGACACCCACGGGTGAGAAAACCATAAGCTAAATTCTTATCAACATTATACAGTTCGTAATCAGGAACTATTCTATCAACTTCTACCGGAAGAACCTTTTTTATGTCATACCCTGTACCGCCTTTCTCCATCTGATCAGTATTAGTTATCCATTGCCGGTAATCCTCTGTAAAGCTGAATACTTTAGCCATATAAACTTTATCATAATGATCGAAAGGATTATACCAATCAACCTTATCACCTCTTGCCTTATGATAGCTGCTTATCTTCATCAAGGCAAGATTAGGATAATTGCTATCCACAGCCAATAGTCCAATATTCATTTCTTTATTGTATTGAATTAATCTTTAATATCTGGTTCTCTTTGCCATTACTATAGGATCATCCTTAAGCGACAATTCTTTCCTCAATTTGTCTACAGCATCAAGTCCTTTCTGAATATTTGCGAGCCTATCTCTATTCATTTTTTCGACCTCTTTATACTCTTTTTCTATAGATTCTTTCAAATCACTTTCCACTTCAACACGACCTATACATAATGCGTATATGATGTCGCTTATGTCTTGAAATTCAATTTTACTCATTGTTTTCTTATATTTCTTATTTTATCTGCTAAATCCATTACTTCCATTTCCCAACTAATCTTTTTTATAAGCCGATATGCTGGTCTGTTGGTTAACCAAAGAAGTATATTCATCATTTATTGATTTTGAATAATTTGTTCTGTCTCTACATATTCCAAGATTCTCAAACCCCAGAGGACAACCATCACAATAGACATTGTCCCCTTTTTGATAGCAGGGACGATTATGAAGAACTTCTTCCTTTAGCTTGGAAATAATAGCATCATCTTGTGATATTACTTCTTGCAAACTCTCAACGACCTTTTCATGGACTTCCTTTTTTATTAAGGAGTTATATTCGTCCTCTGATAAAATAAACATCATACTTCAGTTCCTTTCTTTTATTCTAATTGATGTTTTCTTGATTTAATCGTCTTCCTGTAGTAAGGAAGACGATAGTTATTATTTTCTGAAAAACATATCACCACTTATCGACCGGGCGGTATCATCGTTCGTAAGTCGAATATACCGGAAGAAATTTTGTTCAGTACGATGTCCTGTTAGCCGCATGATTTCAAGTGTTTTCATTCGTCCAGTTAAATACATGTTGGTTGCTGCTGAACGCCTGGCGGTATGGCTACTAATTAATTGCCACTTTTCTTTAGTGACTGTCTGAAGTCGACCGCCTTTGGTAAACGAATAAGTGATTTTATCCGTTATTCCAATCTCTTTCATTATTACCTTCAAATATTTATTGAAATATTGAATACACAATTTACAGGGGATGCATCCGTGGTACTTTGCGAATATCTCCAATACATAATCATGCGCTGGGACTTTAACATCTACATTAGTTTTCTTGGTACGCTTCACGATGTATCTATCTTGCAGATTTTCGGCTGTCAGAGTGGAGTAGTCAGAGTATCTAAGGGCTGTTAAACATCCTAAGACGAATAAGTCCCTAATCCGTTCTTTTGCCATCCGTTTGTCCTGATTGACGAATTTGTAATAGTATATCCTTGTAATCTCATTCATCGACAGGAACACTGCATTTGTTGGTTCCGTTTCAAGGTCGATCTCATTATAAGTATTGTCTACTGCGTAATTGTACATAGCTGCCCTTCTGACTAATGTTTGAATCTTCTGTATATACCCAACTATCGTATTATGCCTGAGTCCCTGATCCTCTAAGTAGATTATGAAATCATCCAAGAATTCTGTCGTAACAGAATTGGTATATATATCACAATCAAACTCAACTGAGAAAGCATCAATGTGCTTTATTATCGCATCGTACACGGCTGCATAGTGTTCAGACTTTCGTCTGCTTCGCTTTTCAAGAACTTCTTTGGCAAACGTTGTAAAATAAATTCCTTCAAGAGGCTTCGTTTGTAGAAAGTGATTGATATAGTCCTTACGTACTTGGACGGTCTGGACTGAAGAAGATATTGCTAAATTTGCTTTGGCTAATCATTTTTAAATAAATTGTTTTGCAAGTCATAACCGAATTTCTTTATCTCACATTCTCGCCTAATGCTCCGTTTCTTGTCATTTTTAGGCAGAATGATGATCTTTACCTCATCATTTACATGGTATCCATCCTTCTTTAGCCGGTACCGAAGATTAATCAACTTCCTCTTTTTTTTCCTTTCCATCAAAATTTAATTTCTGTTCTCCTTCCCATTTTAAAAGGATATAGTAGAAGTCAGCCAGCATGACATCAGGAACTTTATTCATATACATTCGCTTCACCATATTGACAAATGCTCCAGGTTCATATCCTGTATCAAGGAAACTTATAAATTCATTCACTCGATTAAGTTTCATGATACGCATACCTTTAATTGTAGCTGTTCCAATATACTGCCCTTTCAATTCAATTCGATATGTCCTATTGATTTGATATTTGGAAGTGGCGAGACGAAAAGTAGTGAAGCATTTACACTTTAACTTTCCATTCCAACTATCCGAGAATCTAATAACTTCCATATTATTCCCCTTTCCCATGATGAATGATCTCTGTTGGTATAGCTTGTTCAACATATTGAAATAAGAGACGTGGAATATCCTCAATAATCCTAGTTAAGCTATTCTCCTCAATTAATTTGATAGTCACTGTACTCATGCACTCATCTATTGATGAAACATTTTTCACTTCCACATAAGATAGATTGTTTAGCGCATCAACAAATGTAAGATACCTCATTACATCAAAAGCAGCTACACAATTCAATACATCATTAAAGGTCGGTTTCGGAATCCAAAATACATCTTCATCATTCTGATTCTGAAACGTCACAAACGGCTTGTTTTTTGCGTCCATAATAATAAGTTTATTAGTTAGTAAATCGTCGTTCGAATCCGGGAATCGAACCCGGAAATGCTTTTATTGTAAGTTGTTAGCATGCCAGTAAGAAATCATCTCTCCCACGTTCCTGGCTCCGATTTTAGCTTTGATATTTTCACGATGCCGATTAACAGTCAGAATAGAAATAGATAATTCAGAAGCTATATCTTCTGCTGTCAGATGGTCAACTATTAATCGAAAAACTTCCATCTCTCTTTCGGATAATTTAGTAGAGAGCTTAGGTTTACAAATAACTCCTTCAAAAATACATTCCCCTCTTAACGGACATTTCACCTCTTCGAATTGAAGTCTACCTAAATAATCAATATCATATTTACTTTGGTCATATTCTCCGAAATTACAGCGAGCAAACCGATGTGCTACCTTATATTCATAAAATGATTTGTTTCTACTGCTTTTTGAATATAGCTCCATTAAGGCCGAATGAGCATCAGGATATCTGTCGCGAATGATTGTAAGTAGCCAAGCCACTATCTCACTATCAGATTCCTCAAAAAGACGGGCAGCTTTCCCTTCCTCTTTCAACATAACATCCCCCTCAGGAGTGTTATAAAATTCAATGTTGGCAAATTGCTTCATACCTTATTATTAATAGATTCGTTTAAAAGACGCTTGAGCAAACTTGCTTCAAGAGGTCTAAATGAATTTCCTGACATTTTATTATAGAAAGATGGTAGAGACACACCGCTTTGACGAAGAAATTCATCTCGTAGCTCTATTTTCTTCTCTCTCGATAAGAGATCATAATGGCTTTTAAATACCATTTGGGGTTGTTTTTCTCCTTTTCTCATTATTATTATAATTTTTATTCTCATTTTTATAGCGCAAACTTACCACTTATTTGCGATAATCGCAAATAAATAATGAGATATTCTCAATTTTATTTGAGAATATCTCAAATAGCCAGTTATAATTTTAGTTTAACTTTATGAGTATGAATGTAATAGAGAATATAAAGCAATTAAGGGCTGAAAAAGGTATTCCACAAAAGAATTTGGCGGATGCATTAAACGTAGACATTTCTGTTATCAGCAATATTGAAAACGGAAAACGTGAATTAAAGGTTAGTGAACTTGAGATTATCGCAAATTGTCTTGAAGTAAGAGTCATTGATTTATTCACATATCCACAAAGATACGTTGTTAGTAACAAAAATAGCGAGGAGCCTATTGAAGCTGTATTGCAGATAAAATTGGGAAAAGATAAAAAAGATCAAGTACTACGTCTCGTTTTTGGGGATAATAATCTTGAGATATTAAGTAAATAACATACATAATAATAAAATATGAAAGAAATGCAAGCTTTAAACAGCCTCCTAACAAAAACTTTTCTTGAGATTTCTAATGAGATTAGAAAGATTGGTTATAATGTGGAGTATACAAATAACTCTCAAAAAGAATATGATAGCTATTGTATTACTCGTGAGAATGAGATTTATTACATATTAAAAATGGGCATTACTTCACCTGGCATAATTAAAGTCCAATTAGAAGGGAATGAGCTAATTTTACAAAAAACTACAATAAAAATAGAAAAGAATGATACTCCCCAAAATAGAATAGAAGAAATAAGAAAAGGGTTTGAGCCTATTATTTCAAAACTAGAATCTATGCACACAGAAACTGAAAACATACAATAA